TGAATTCTACAACCACTCTAAGCTGCTATACGAGCCGTGAGCAGATGCTTCAACTGAGTCAGTATCAAGGACCTCTCGTGTGTGCATTTGATAGTGACGAGGCTGGTCAGAAAGGTAGAGATAAATTCCTGCAACTTAGCAACTGGGTTTGCAGGGACAATGTCCAAACCGTCACTCCCCCTGATGGTTTCAAAGACTGGAATGAAGTCTTGATAAAGAAGGGTCCTGACTACCTGAAGCAGACTGCTGAGAAGACAATGCCCCTCAACAGCCTAGAATGCCTCCTAGGTTCACCTAATGATGAATCCTAGATCATCTGACACGATGGTCTGATTCAACGCGGTAAACTTAAGTCTGACAGCGTATGTTCCTGTGAGCGATCCTAAGTTACCAGCAACAACTTCTGCGTGAGTCTTTAAGGCGTCAGTATCGAACGTAAAGATTGCAGTGTTTTCGGATGTCACATCCATAGAACCGGATGTGTCCGTGTATCCCGAGACGGTAACTCTAGACGGTAAGTTCCTGTCAGTATTCTTCTTCACTATCTCAATCATGGGATCCATGACAAGGGATTCTTTGAACAAGTTTACTATACTTCTGTCAACATTAGCGTTCTCTAAGGTGAACTCATTAACAAACTTGAGATCCACCTTAGACCCTAGAACTAAGTGATTATTCTCTAGTCTTGTATTGACTGTAAAGAGGAGAGGCTCTGTTATCCCAAAGAATCTATCTTCAGTTAACGTGAAGTCATTGATTATTGTATCTAGATCAGACCCGGTAACTCTTTGAACCGTCCATACATCAATGTATTTACCCGTTGAAGACAGCGTATTAAGTATTGTCTGATCTCCAGAAAGATTAAATACTCCGCTTGGGACAGTTGAGCTTGGGAGAAGGACACATGCATACTGTCCGGTGTCGAGCTTGTAAATCCCAGAAGCGAGATTGTTAGCATTGTAGTTGCTGGCATCAAACGCGCTGTCGGTGGTCAAAGACGCACTGTTTGAGAAGTGCATCAAAACGCTGCCAGTTACGGATGAGGAGGCATCAATTTGACCATCAGCGGTGATCACAGAGCTAGGAGACTCATTGTCTGAGGCTGCAAATATAGAAACTCCACTGATAGCGTGAGGGTCAGTGTATTGACCGTCATTTACGAAGTAAAGAAGTAATGCAGTCGGACCCAAGACCGTTGGTCTCTGGTGTCGAGTATCTACCTTATTGCCATTGATTCTCATTTCTTTGAAGCCTCATCTTTCATTTGTTTCATCTCTTCGACGTACATGTTAAGAAAGGCCATCCTCTCATTTGAGTTCATTTTCTTTACGTCTGAGTAGGAAACACCAGTCTTACTTACTAATATGTAGGCTTGACGCATTAACTCCTCAAAGGTTAAAGAGTCTATTAGGTCACTGAAAAAAAAGACGCATCTAAGGGTATTTCCATCATTGCGTTATGACCGCAAGATGGGCATTCAAACATAAAACGAGGATCAAGCCCAAATTCCCCCTTTGTGACCTCGTTTGCAATCGTCTTCACATCAATAATGTGCATTCTTTTAATAGCCTTGGAGATGAACACAGAATCGGTTTGACCCCCAAGAGAGACTACAAATCTGTATAAATTCTTAGATAATGCCTCGGCATTGGTGAAGTATCCCTCTTCCCTATTCCGGGGAAGTCTAACCACAGCCTCCACTCCCAGCTTAGGAAGGTCGATGGTGTGGGGATCCTCAAAGTCCTCAGGAACATAGTTCACATTTAGGTCGTTAGCGACATCGATCTCTGTCTTGATCTCCTCACCACAAGAAGGACAAGCTAAATTAAACTTGTAGACACTTCCGTAAGAGGCTTCGCGTACCTTCAGCAGAAGAAATAACTTATCCATCTGCATGAGATCGGGAATACTCACACCCTTAACACAGTTCGTGAGGATCAGATTGATTACATCAGTTCCTTTACCCTTTGAGTTGAGGATTCTCTGCTCCTCCTCAAATGTCAGAGGAGTGACAATAACCTCCTCTAAGTTACTGTAGAACTTACCCTTTGACGGAAGTTCTACGCTAAGTGCATTCGGGGCGTCAGCATCTGCGAACATCTTGTCCAGAAGATCCTCATAAGAGGAAGCATCTTTTCCCTTTATCTGTCTAATCTCGCTCATATAAATCCTTGTTTCTTTTAATAAACTATTATAGTATATGAGAATAATAGTCGGGAACTTAACTTCGAAGCTGGAGACGGATAATCCCAAGATAATCGGGGCTTTAAAAGAAAAGTATTCATTTCCAGTCCCAGGCCATGAATACTCACCAGCATTTAAAAGTAGACGATGGGACGGTAAGAAGAGATACTTTGCAACTAATGGTAAGTTTAGAACAGGACTTCTCACCCGCATTTTAAAAGATCTAACAGCTATTGGCGCGACTGATATTGAGTGGGAAAACAAGCCAGAATCAGAAGAGCCATTTATTCCCAAAGTTGGAAACTTTGAATATCGAGAGTATCAAGAAAGAGCTATCTACAAGTGCCTCAAGCGAAAGAGAGCGATTGTGGATAGCCCAACAGGGTCTGGTAAGACTCTAATCATGGCAGGATGTATAGCTGCTTTGCAGCATGGTAAAGATCTTACAGCAGTTGTTCTGTTTAGAGAGAAAGGTATTCTAAATCAAACTTACGAGTTTTTTAAGAAGTGTGGAATTAGGGATTTAGGTTACAACTCTGGTGAGGGGTATCTCCCAGGTAAAGTAATGCTGTCCACCGTGCAAAGTATCGAGCGTATAGTTGACACTCACCTCCAGGACACAGAACTTCTAATGGTTGACGAAGCTCACCAGTTCTGCAAGGGGGAGACCACAATAGCAGCCGTTGAGAGCTTCCCTAACGCCTCCTACAGGCTTGCATTCACGGCTACACCCCCAAGGGAGAAGGCAAAAGATATCAACGCTAGAATGGTCTTAGAGGGGGCGTTTGGGGCAGTTTACACCACTCGAACAGCAGAGGATCTAATCAAAGACGGAGCCCTCGCCAAACCAATAATTCAAGTTGTAGATAATACCCCCGTCTCGTCTGTTGAAAACGGATTATCATATCTCGACATTTATGACCAATACGTGGTTAACTGCGATCAACGTAACGATAAGATTAAAGATATTGTATCAAAAGTATACCAGTCCAACCCCAAAGCTAAGATTCTAATTCTTGTAAAGAACTTGCAGCACATTGAGAATCTACAAGAACGAGTTAATAACTGCTACACTATTGAAGGAAAAGATGACATCGATAGTAGATATGATATTATTAACAAGTTTGTGAGAGACGATAAAGCAGCGTCAATTATTGGCACTAACGTCATGCAAACTGGTATTAGCATCGATGAGATTACTCATATGATTAACGCTAGGGGCCTATCAGGTGAAGTTCCTACGCTACAAGGTTTGGGTAGAGGTATACGTAAGGCAGAAGGCAAAGATAAAATGTATTTCTACGACTTCTATGATCGCATACCTTACCTAGAGAATCACTCAAAGCAAAGAATACAACACTACAAGAGACTAAAGTTCGAGGTACACAATGTCCGATTCTGATATTATTACGAAAGAAGCACAGATCGATACGATCAATAAAATCACCAAAGATCAACAGAATATGCTTGATGCGTGTGCCGACATATTAAAGGAGATCAAAGATGACTCCAAGATTAGCGAGGCAACTGTTAGAAACTTAACAAGTGTGATGAGAGAGCTAGACTCTCTTCGTGAACTATTCTACACCCGATTGTTCAACTCACTCAAGCGTGGTGATATGCTACTTAATTAGATCTCTGCCTCTCGTAGTATCATTATGAGTCATTCGTAGCTGGTGCCAGTCTAGGAATATCTCATTACCTACAGTTTGATTGGATGAACTGAAAATATTAGCATTATTAATAGACCAAGCAGCCCCTAGTCGATTATACCTACTATCGGGAATATTATGATCTGCAATGTTAAACGAGGCTTTCAAAACTCCGTCAACATAAAAATCCACGTTCTGCCAGTTCTCGTTACAACTAACTTGAAGGACTTGGAACTCTTGGCCCGAAGCAGCAATACCTGTGTCAGATACCGTGGAGTTACTATTATCTACAACTACTGCTGACCAATTATTCCCACCCTTACCAGTGGCTTGACCGTATTGAAACTCCATGGCATACGTAGGTTCGGCATTACTCGTTCCGTTTCTAATACCAAAAGACATTTTGCCATCATTGCTACCCGCGACCCAAAGACCACTAGGTGCGATCCTACTTGTGAATGATATAGCACAAGAACTAACAGCAATAGCATTATTGAAAGTCGTTAGGAATGCTCTACCATAAGCATCTGAACCCGATCTAATCTCATAAACACCAAAGGTCCCCTTATCAGGGTGCATAACATCATTATCAAAGCATTGTCCAAACCCTGCTCCAGTACCAGTTTGAGAACTACCAAAGC